ATCAAAACCGTGGATAACACAGAGCATCAGACGCTTCTGGAGCTGCGCTACCTCTGCTTCAAGACTTGGGAGCAGATAGCTGTTGATATGGGCTATAATGTGCGCCATGTATACCGACTTCACGATTTAGCTGTCTCAACAATTAAAATTACTAAAAGAAGTCAGTAAATGTCACTGTTTGTCACTATGTCAAGTGTGATATTATTAGAATAGAAAAATAGACTTAAAAAGCCATTGCAGAGAAACAAATCTGCGGTGGCTTTTGTTATGTCTGGAAGGAGGTGTTCTATGCCCAAGAAACCTAAACGCCCCTGTTCCTACCCTGGCTATCCTAAGCTAACGGATGATATGTACTGCGAAAGCCATAAGAGTATAGTAAATAAAAACTACAATAAGTATGAGCGTGACCCGGCTTCCAAATAATGAACATTAGTTCACTTGAATACATCTTTATATGTGATATAATGGCATTAATGAAAGTGTGTCAACTATCAATATGAAAAATTATAGAAGGTGGTAATTAATGTCTGAATGGCAAGCATTATATTTTACTAAAGACCCTTTAATAATTACAAATTTTATTAAAGTATATGTTGGTGATGAAGATATTACATCAAGAATAGATAAGTTACAAGTAACAAGAGTTGATGATGAATATTTTGTGTCAGCATATAAAGAAAACAATTTGGTGGAAATAATTCCTGAAGGAGTTAAAGTTAAGAACATCATGTTAGATAAAGGATATATAGGCTTTTCAGGCGGAATAACTTATAAAATTGAAATTTAATTATATTTATCTGTTTCATTAATAAAATGTTGCACCCCAAGGAGCAATTCTTTGGGGTTTTTCTATGCCCAAAAGGAGGTGACTTAATGCCATATAAACCAAGACGTCCTTGTGCTTATCCCGGATGCAGTCGGCTTGCTTCAAGCGAGCAATACTGTGCCGAACATAAGAAGTTAATGAATAAACATTATAACCAATATGAACGTGACCCTGATTCCAACAAACGATACGGTCGGGCTTGGAAACGAATAAGAGATAGGTACATTAAAGCCCACCCTCTATGTGAGGAGTGCGAAAAAGAAGGAATGCTTACCCCTGCAGAAGAAGTACACCATATACTCCCCCTCTCAAAAGGTGGTAGCAACAACCAAGATAACTTAATGTCTCTTTGTAAGTCCTGTCACTCATCTATAACTGCAAGAGATGGTGACCGATGGGGGTAATCAAATCTCTGAAACTTTTTAAAATGGACAGCGGCGTGGGGCTTCGCGTGAGAAATCGCAGTTTCAAACGGCTAATATCCCCCACTGGACAAGGAGTGTGATGAATATGGCAAAAGACGGCACCAACAGAGGCGGTGCAAGAATCGGCTCAGGGCAAAAAAAGAAAGCCCTCGCCGACAAAATTTTAGATGGCAATCCCGGTAATCGAAAGTTGACCGTTATGGACTTTACAGATATGGCGGATCTGACCGGAGAATCAATGCCGAAACCAAGAGGCTATCTTACCGCGAAACAAAAAGACGGTTCCACAACACTGGCGGCGGAGATTTTCAATAATACATGGCAATGGCTCAAGGAGCGAGGGTGCGCACAGTTAGTAACTACTCAGCTTATCGAACAATACGCTCAGAGTGTGGCACGGTGGATCCAGTGCGAGCAGGCAATCAGTGAGTTTGGCTTTCTTGCTAAGCACCCCACCACCGGCAATGCTATTCCGTCCCCCTATGTTTCAATGTCCCAAAACTTCATGAAGCAGGTCAACAACATCTGGTTCCAGATTTATCAGGTGGTACGGGAAAACTGCACAACGGAATATCGCGGGGCTACGCCTTACGATGATGCAATGGAAAAGCTACTCAGTGCCCGATTAGGCACACGATAAAAATGGAGGAATGTTATATGACAACTTATAAAACAGCGGAAAGTGTTTGCAAAGGTCATCCGGATAAGCTCTGCGATCTGATTGCCGACAATATCTTGGATGCTTGTCTCAGAAAGGACAGAGCTTCTCGTGTAGCTTGCGAGGTTATGGCGACTAAGGGCAAAATTATCGTGGCGGGCGAAATCACCTGTAGAGAAAAAGTGGATATACGTTTTATCGTGCGAAATGTGCTGCGCGAAGTCGGATATAATCCTTGGAAGTTTGCAGTGTTCGTGTTCGTTCATCGGCAGAGCGCTGATATCGCAGCCGGAGTGGATACGGCAATTGAAGCACGAAACGGCGTGCGCGACCCTTATGGTTCTGTCGGAGCTGGTGATCAAGGTACTGTATACGGATATGCAACAAAGGAAACGCGTGAGTATTTGCCTCTGCCGCTGGTGCTCTCGCATCGTATTGCCAAGCGCATTGATGAATGCCGCGAAGGAAAGCTCATCAAGGGCATCCTGCCGGACGGCAAGTGTCAGGTTACGGTCGAATATGAAGACGGCAAACCAAAACGTGTGAAAACCGTGGTGATCTCTGTCCAGCATGATGCGAGTAAAACACAGGAGCAGCTGCGCACGGATATTATGAATAATGTCTTATGGCAGTGCTTTGAGGATTTCCCCATTGACGATGATACCGAAATACTCATTAATCCCAGCGGACGATTCGTTGATGGAGGCCCTGCCGCTGATACAGGGCTGACGGGCAGAAAAATCATGGTGGATACTTATGGTGGTCTTGCGTCACACGGCGGCGGAGCCCTTTGCGGCAAAGATCCAACGAAGGTTGACCGCAGCGGCGCATATATGGCACGGTATATCGCGAAGAACATTGTATGGAGCGACTTGGCTGAAAGATGCGAGGTCGCTCTTTCTTATGCAATCGGTAAAGCAAGTCCCGTAGCAGTGGCGGTCACTTCATTTGGAACAAGCAAGCTGACAGATGAACAGCTCACCATGATTGTGCAGGAGGTCTTTAATCTGCGCCCCGCCGCCATCATTGAAAAGCTGCGTTTGCGTACAGCCATATATGAAAGCACGGCGGCATATGGTCATTTCAATTCCTGTCTCTTTCCGTGGGAAAACGTGGATTGTTATAAGGAGTTAAGAAAGGCGGCTGAGAAATATGCTGATTGAAAAGATACCCGCAGCAAAGCTCAATCCAGCTGCATATAACCCACGAAAAGACCTGAAGCCGGGTGACAAGGAATACGAAAAGCTCAAACGCTCTATTGCTGAGTTTGGCTATGTGGAACCGGTCATCTGGAATAAGACCACCGGCAACGTGGTCGGAGGTCATCAACGGTTGAAAGTGCTGCTCGACCTCGGTCAGACAGAGGTTGATTGCGTAATCGTGGAGCTTGATGAAAAGCGCGAAAAAGCACTTAACCTTGCACTTAATAAAATACAGGGCGATTGGGACGAAACAAAGCTGGCATCGCTCATGGCGGAGTTTGACGCATCTACCTTTGATGTATCCCTCACAGGCTTCGATGCCGACGAGGTGGATGCGCTCTTAAATAAGTTTTACTCGAAGGAAGCCATACAGGATGACTTCGACGTAGACAAAGAAAAGGAAGCCATTGAAAGCGCCGGTGAAACTCGGACACATACAGGAGATATCTGGCTGCTTGGACAACATCGGCTTTTATGCGGCGACAGCACCAGCGAGGCGGATTTCGACCGCTTGATGGACGGCGCCCACGCCCAGTGCGCGGTTACCTCACCTCCATACGGCGTCGGAAAAGAATATGAAAAAGCCGGGATTGAACCGTGGTTTGAAACTATGCGCCCCGCTATAAAGAACATCTGTAAAAACGCAGACATCGTCTGTTGGAACATCGGAGACCTGTACGCCACGGGCACCCAGTTTATTGAACCGACCGAAATGTATAGCATTGGACTATTTGCTGACAACGGCTTTCGTCCTATCTGGATTCGCATATGGAAAAAACAAGGCATGAATTTCGGCAATGCGCCCTATCACCTTGTTACGAATAAACCGGTGCAGCAGTATGAATATATCACGGCCCTGGCAGCGCAGGAAACTGAGGAATACAACGACCAAGAGTTTGCCTGGGTTTCGGCATTCGCCGGTCATTCCTATAAGTTTGTGAAGCGGCTCACCAAGGATGAGCGTAAAAAATGGGGCTATGCCGGTATTTGGGAAATATCTACCGTGCGAGCCAACAAAGATCACCCAGCTATGTTTCCTGTCGAGTTGCCGTGGCGATGCATTAAAATGCATTCTGACCGCGGCGGTGTTGTACTAGAGCCTTTCGCAGGTTGTGGAACGACGCTCATCGCCTGTGAACAGACCGAACGCAGGTGCTATGCGATGGAAATTTCGCCGGTCTATTGTGACCTCATCGTAAAGCGCTGGGAAACATTCACCGGTGAGACTGCTGTAAAGCTGGAGGTATGATATGGATATACAGAAATTATCAATTGAGAAATTAAACCCTTCAGCATACAATCCGCGAAAAGACCTTAAACCCGGTGATGCTGAATATGAAAAGCTGCGCCGCTCTATTGAGGAATTCGGTTATGTTGAGCCTATCATCTGGAATAAACGCACGGGCAATATTGTGGGTGGCCATCAACGGTACAAAGTATTGGTGGCACTCGGATATACCGATGTGGATTGCGTGGTGCTGGACATCGATGAGCAAAAGGAAAAAGCCTTAAATGTGGCGCTCAACAAGATATCTGGCGAGTTCGATATCCCGCTTTTGACCGACCTTTTGAAGGATATCGGTGCAAGTGGCTTTGATGTATCTCTTACGGGTTTCGACGCTGCAGAGATGGATGCGTTGTTCAGGGATAGTATAGTCGGAGGAATAAAAGAGGACGATTTTGACGAGCCATTACCTGAAACGCCCATTTCTAAGCAGGGAGACATCTGGCTTCTTGGACAGCACCGCCTTATCTGCGGCGATGCTACAAAAGCGGAAACATATAAAAAGCTGTTGGACGGTCAGCAGGCAAACCTCGTGATTACGGACCCGCCATACAATGTGGACTATAAAGGCACTGCGGGAAAACTTAAAAATGACAATATGGAAAGTACCAAGTTTCACGCATTCCTGCTCTCGGCATATCGGTGTATGTATGATGCGATGGTAGACGGTGGCGGCATTTATGTTTTCCACGCTGATCGTGAGACAGTCAATTTC